ATGAGCTCGTACTGGTTGCGCATCGTGTCGCGGGTAACGTCGCTGAAAATGGCGGTGCTGTTGTCGATAAGAGCGATGATCTCGTTCTTCAGCTCGACGGGCACAACCTCGTCGGTGTTCGCGGTGGTGACGGTGTATGCGGCTCGCTGCTCAAGATGCGCGAGCGCGGAGCGCTCGGCATCCGTAAGATCGTTGCCCTCGGTCAGGCGAACGCCCATCTGAGACGCAAGGCGCTTCAGGAAGCCGCGCGTCTCGGCGGCGCGGTAGTCGGTAACGTCGCGCACGTCGGCGACGCTGCCGCGCGCGGTCGCCGAGCTTCCCAGCGGCACGGTATCGACCTGACGCGCCGCGCCGCTTGCGATAGCGGAGCGTGCGGATGCGACGGCGGCGGCTCGCGTCTCGCGGCTCTTCTCGGCGGCTGCGTTGCGCTTCTCGATCTCGGCGGTAAGCTGGCTCATGCGCTCCGCGTCCTGCTCGGTAGGCTCCTGCGCGGTGCCGTCCTCTGCGGGCGCGTCGTACTTCTCGACAAGCGCCTTCAGCTCGTCCACAAGCTCCTGCGTGGTCTTGTTCTCGTCTCCCATTTTCTAAACCTTCCTACTCTCGGCGATTGCCAGCGTTGCGCGGGCTTTTGCCAGCGCGTACTTACGGCGCGCAAGCTCCTTGCGCGACTGCTCAATCACTCCGTTGAGCAGGTTTCTTGCTGAAATCTCGGTATTGGGGTCTGCCGGAAGGCTGACGGCTGAAACGTCGTAAACCTTCTTGACCCTCGTAATGGTCGTGGTCTTGCTGTCCCGGTCGTACTCGTCGGCGCCAACGCTGAACGCCCACGACATGCGGGTTACAAGGCCGTTGGAAATCTCTTCGTAGAGGTCACGCGCAGCCTGAGAGCCGCTAAGGTCTGCGGCGACGAAAAGGCCGTGCGCGTCAGGCTCGACAACAAGCGTCCCGTTGCTCATGCGCGCGAGAACCTTGCCCTCGTGGTCGTACTGCATGAGAACGTCGCTCATGTCGGCATCTTTGAACGCGTCGGGGCTGATGATCTCGCGGTACTCGTTGCCGTCCCAGTCCTCGAAAAGCACGTAGGGGTCGTTGAACGTCGAAGCGTAGCCCTCAACGTAGAACTCGGTATCGAACCGCTTTTTGTCGCCATCGCCAGCGGCGGGCGCGAGCGGCGAGGACAGGATGCGGTATTGCCGCTCATTTGGCTTTGCTGGCATCGTCTACCTCCTTCTTGCCGTCTCCGACGCCGCTGCTCGCGTCGATAGCGGCGATATTCGCGTTGGTCTGCGCCGCTTGCGCGGCCTGTTCTGACGTGTGCTCGCTGATGAGCGCGAGGTCGATGTATTCGCCGCGTATGACGTGGCGCTCCCCGCCCTCGTAGTGCGCGGATTGGAACACATCGGCTACCTGATTGCCGTTCCAGATGCCACGGTCGAAGAGCGCGACGGCGACGTTTAGCTTCGTCGTGTTGCTGGCGAACTCTAGACGATTGGCGGAGAACATGACCGAATTACCGTGTGCAATCTCGTTCGCGGTGTAGGTCATCGCCGTGACAACGAAACCGAGCTGAACAGCGAAAGGCTCGATGCGCCCTTCATAGAAGCTGTTGAATGTGTCTTCGTCGGCCTTGTTCATCACTATGTCTTCGTTCGAGCCGAAGAACCTATAGGCGCTCTTCTCTATGCGCTCCATCTGAGCCGCATCGACCGTGTAGCTCTGCGGCTCAACCTGGACGACATCAGAAAAGAGCTTGTCGTAAACGGCTATTCCGCCCGCGTTGTCGGCGGAGAGCTGTGCGTTGAACTCCTTTCGCGCCTTGTCCCTGTCTCCTTCGTTTCGGTTCTGGCTGAGCTTGCCGATGAATCGGATTGCCGCGCCCTGCCTGATAGCCGCTTGCTCGGCCTCGTTCTGCGCGTGCATAAGCTCTAGCGTCGGCTGAAGAACGTTCGTGCCATCACCGAAAAGATCGCTGCGGTACTGGTGTCGCGTCATGACGCCCACGCGCGACCACTCAACGAGCGTTTCATCGCCCGTTGGGAACGCGAGCATGAGCCAGAGCGCGCCGTCAACGTCGTAGGCGGTGCATTGCCCCGGAAGGATCGGGTAGTACCCGGTTATGGTGGAGCCGTCATCTGACAGCATGGGAACGATGAGCGCCGTGTCGTTCACCTGAAGCATCGTCCAAACGCGCTTGATGAACTGAGGCGTTGTCATCCAAGGGTTAGGCTGCTGGGCGAGCGCCCGCGCGGCCACCGGCTGAGCCGAGCCGGAAACCTCCGGCTTCAGCTTGCTTGCGTGATCTGCGCCGCTCTCGATAATGCTTCGCGTAAGCTCGGCTTCGTAAAGCCCGCCCTGCCATGTCGTGAAGCTCGGCGCATATGCCGTGAACGTGCTGAAGTAGCCGTTGACAGCTTGCATCTGCGGACGATGGAACACCGCATCGAAGAGCGAGCGCAGAAACGGTTGTGATCTGCTCAACTCTAACCTCCTATCATCGCGCGGTAATCGTCCGCAATGTTCTTCATCGCAATGAACGCGTCGCACTCAGCCGCCCACGCGTCTATGCGGTTGCGCGGGTCTTGGTTCTTCTTGTCCGGCTGAATGTTCCCGTTCACGTCGGTTCGAATGGCGACGTTCGAGCGGCACCATTCGGCAATCGGGTTGGCGTTGTCCACGATGCGCCCTTCCTTGTAGAGCGCTCGAAGCTCCTTCATCGGCATTGACAGCGTTTGCGCGCCCTGAATGACCTTTTGCAGGTTGTCAGCGCCGAAATAGTCTTCGTATGCTTCCACGGTCGGCACATCGCGCATGTGCCACGGGTCGTAGCCGCAAGCGACGGCATAGATTCCGTACTTGTCCTGAACCTCGGCCACCCAATCCAGAACGTCGCGCTTGTCCATGATGGGCGTTTCACACGTTCGCATAAGCCCGCGTGCAATCCACGCGTCGTAAGGCACGCCGTCGCGCCCTCCGCGCCGTCCCTCCTTCTCCGCTTGCTCCAACGCGCGAAGCGGTATCCACGCCATGTGCAGCGCGTAGATGTTCGGGTCGTTAGGCCGCTGCATGAGAAGGCAAGCGGCGGTGAGGTCGGTCGTGTCCGCCGCGTCAACGCCGAGCACGGCATACGTAAACGTCCCGTCGCCAGGGTCGAAAGTCGCTTCGTTGTGAATCTCAGACCACGTAAGCCACGCCTGAGACTGGTTCTCAATGAGGTTGAAGTCCTTAACAAGCAGGGTGGGGAGGTATGTCGCATCGTCCTTCGCCTTAGAAACGTTCTGGCGGAGAGCGGAAAGCGATTTGATGGTGCCAAGGCCGGGGTTGGCCTTTACCCAAGCTCCTTCGTCCTGCCATTCCTCGCGCTCGTCAAGCTCGAAGATGAACGCGATGAAGCGCTCTGCCTTCTCGCCGGTCGCCTTACCGTCAAGCCATTTGGTCGCGTACTCGTATTGGGCATCGAAGATGCTGTTTCTGACGAATCCGTTAGTCGTGATCTCCAACACGAGCGGTTGGCGGCGCGCAGACGTTCCCTGCATCGTCAGGTCGTATAGGTCGCGGTTCTTCATCGCGGCCAGCTCATCAACGATAGCGCCGGAAATGTCCAGACCGTCTAGGTGGTTCGTGTTGGCGCTCAGCGCGCGGATGCTCCCCATGTTCAGGTCGCAATAGAGGTCTGCGACGCGCTTTCTTATGTGCTTCGCCAGCGCGGGGCTGGTGAGCACCATGCGCCACGCGTTGTTGAACCCCTTTGCCGCCTGGTCGTGGGCGGTGGCGACGTTGTATACCTCCGGCGCGCCCTCATCGTCGTTAACGAGCAAGTCAATCTCTATCGCAGACGCAAGCGCCGTCTTGCCGTTCTTCCTCCCCATTATCCAGAGCACTTCGCGGTACTGCCGCACGCCTTCTGCGTCAACGAAGCCGAAGACAACAGACAGAATGGCGCGTTGGAACAGCTCTAGCTTGAAGTCGTGCCCCAAGCGCCCGGACGGAAGGCGGCAGAAGCTTTCGATGAAGCTAACGTGCTTCTGCGCGAACTCTTCGCGGTAGTGGTACGGATAGAGCGGGTCGGTGTTGTCCATGTCGCGCAGGACGTGGGCGGCAACCCGCTTCATCTTCTCGCACGCTACGATATCGCCGCTCAGTATGCCGCCGAAGTATTCGCGTATCGCCCGCTCGCACGAGCCGCCCTTAGACTTCGCCCTAGCCGTACCGCGTTTCATTGATGAAGTCAATGAGCGCGTCGGCAGCGGCGGTGCCGTTCGGCATCATGTCGGTTAGCTGCTTCACGCCGCGCGAGAACGTGGTGAACAGCTTGTTGTAAGCGCTGAAGCCGGGGTGCTCGCGCAGCCCGGTTTGCCCTCCGCCGTTGTCGTACTCGGTGAAGATGTCTTCGTAGAGCAGGTCGGAGCGGGCATCGTCAAGCTTGACCTTCAGAAACGCGAGGTTCGCTAGAAGCGGCATGACGGTTTTTCGCTTCTCGTCGGGAATAGCGCCCTTGGTGATCTCGCGCAGCTTTCGAAGCTCGCTATCTACGCGCTTCTGCTTCGAAACCGGCCGCTTCGGCGGGCTATTCCCGGCAACCTTCGGCGAAACTTTCGAAGTATTGCCTACTTTCGCCGTCATCGCAAGACCACCCCCTTTCGAAAATCCGGCGCGCGCATGAAATTACCTCCCGGCGTTGGTGCCCTAGGCACCACCTGCGTTTTTCAGACCGGGGGATTGTCACGCGGGTTCATCTGCGGTTTTGCGTCCGCTTTCCCGAGCTTGCGTCGCGTTGTGTCGTGTTTTTGAATCAATCGCCAAGCGTTATCAGATTCCCGTCGCTATCGAAGGCAAGCCCTCGCCTTGTCGCCCCTTGCCTTATCCAGCCATGCACCTTCTTATGGCATCGGTCGCATAGGCTTACTAGGTTGCTTGGGTCGGTCGCAATGCTTGGGTCGCTGATGTTCGCTGGCGTTAACTCGATGATGTGATGCACCATGACGGCGGGCGTGATCTCTCCTTGCTGCAAGCAGTGCTGGCATAGGTGAGCGTCGCGCGTAAGCGCCGCGTCTCTGGCGCGTTCCCAGTCGGCGGACGAATAAAAGGTGCGCGAGAAGTCCTTAGCCATGGCGCACCCCCTGAGATGTGGCGGAGCGTGTAGGATTCGAACCCACGGGCGCTGGCGCGCCACACGGTTAGCAACCGTGCGCAATAAGCCACTCTGCCAACGCTCCAAACAAAAAGGCCACGAGCGCTATTGCCCGTGGCCTTACTACCTAATCCACCGTACCGAACTTTAGCATAAGTAGGGAACTGAAGGGAACACCCAATTATCAGGCGTTCTTGATGTGCGCCCATCCTACACGGTCGATGAACTTAAACCCAACTTCGCAGAGCTTGCGGCACCACTTCTGCGAACACTGCATGATTTCCGCTATCTCGCCCCATGTCTCAGCTTGGCAGTAGTACATGCAGATAGCATCGGCGTAGTGCGTGCCCTTCAGCTTAGCCAAGCCGCCGCGCCCGTCCGAGCCGTAGAGCACTTCGCACGCTTCGTCTAGCGTTCCCTCGGCATCGGCGATGCGTTGTCTAAGCTTGCCCTCGAAGTCGATGCGCTGTGATACGGATTCCATCGGGTCGCTAACGTCTCCACCGCTGCCGCCCGTCTGGTAGCTCTGAGCCTTCGCGCCCTCGCGCGCCTTCATGCGTTCGAGCATTTCCCGCGCCTTGTCGGTCTTCACCACCTCGGCGCGGATGCCCTCGAAATACTCCTTTGCTCTCACATGCCGTCACCGCCAGATCGAGCGCGCTTGCGCTCTTCGCGCCAAAGCTTGAAGGCTTCCCATAACCCAAGCTTCGCAAGGTCTGTGCTCGGCGGCTGAGCCTTGACCAGCGCCACGCCGTCAATAGAAGCAGACACGACCTCAGCGCCGATAAGATGCTCAGCAACAAGCCCCAACTCATCGACAAGCACGCGCTCGGTATGCATGAGCGAGCCTTTTAGCGGCATGCCCGATAACGACAGGACGGGCGGAATCTGAACGCTCATCTTGCGCGCCATAAGCTCGATGTTCTCGGCCATGCCGCGCGTCGCGGTCAGTATCGGATAACCAGTCTCGTTCGACATTGCGATAAGGCACGTAGTCTTGCCCGTCTGCCTTCCGCCGATGATTGCCAACATGCCAACCACCTACTCAACGCCCGTGCTGCCGAAACCGCCAGCGCCGCGCTCGGTGTCGCTCAGCTCATCGACCGGCACGAGATCGCACGGCACATAGGGCATAACGACAAGCTGGCAGACGCGCGTACCCGCTTCGAGCGTCACCGTCTCATAGCTCTGATTGATGAGCGCCGCGCACACCTCGCCGCGATAGCCGCTGTCGATAACGCCAACGCTATTCGAAAGCGTGATGCCCTGCTTTGCCGCAAGGCCGCGGCGCGGGAACACCAGCCCCACGCAACCGCTCGGAATCTCGACGGCAAGGCCGCAACCGACAACGCACTTCTGCATCGGTTCGAGCGTGACAGTCTCGGTAATGCGAAGGTCAAGCCCAGCATCGCCCTCATGCGCATAGCGCGGCATCTCAATTCCCTCATTGACCTTCTTAGCGCGAAGCTTCCTGCCAATCATTAGCGCACCTCCAGAACATGACGCGTGACGCGCACGCTTCCAGCCTTAACCCACTTTCCGCCGCAAGTCTGACCCTTCGGACGGATAACAACCTTATTTCGGTGGCTCATCGCGACAACCTGATATTCGCTGCCCTCATGCTCCACCGTGTCGTTGAGGAAAACGAGCTTACCCGCCGAATCGACCGGGAACGAAGCGGCGCTGGCGTATGCCGCGACCTCCGGCACGAGCACGACATAAACGGGCTGCTTGATCTCTGCGCCCTTCTTCTTGATTCCGAACATCCTTCTTCCTCCTAAAACGGTATGTCATCGTCGTAAAGGTCGGTCGCTGCCGGTTGCACTGGCGCAACGGGCGACGGGTCGCTGGTGGCCATCGCAAGACCGGGCGCGGTTGCATTCGCCAGTGCTGGCGATTGCGCGTCGCGCTTGTACTGCATCAGTTCCACATCATCAACGCGAACTTCCCAGCGCTTGATGCTCTGCCCGTCTTTCTGGTAGCTGCGCGTATGGATGCGCCCGAGAAGCGAAATCTTGGTGCCCTTACGAAGCCAAGGTGCGAGCGCTTCGGCTCGCTTGCCGAACATGACGCAATCAGGCCAGTTGGTGTATTCGCCCCATGTACCATCGCCATTCGGCGTGCGCTCGTTTACTGCAAGCGAGAACGAAACGACAGGGTTTCCGCTTTTCGTATAGCGCAGCTCTGCATCTGCACCAAGGTTGCCGGATAACGTGATCTTGTTTAGGCTCATACCTCATAGCCTCCCATCCTGCGCATTTGCTGCACGATGTGAAGACTGAGCGTCATAACGCCCTTGATGCAGGATTCCTTATCGTTCATCTGCTCGCCTTGCAACGTGTCGCAACAGCAGCACGAGCCATACGAAACACGGACGTACCAGTATTCGCTAGGCTGATAGCCAACTTCAGGAATGACGTAAACAAGCGTCCCCTGATAGTCCCCATCGTTGATTTCATGGATGTTCTCGAAATCTGGCTTGGGGTCGCCATATCCGCCCGTCGTTTCAAGCGCAATCGCCCTGACGGTCGCCTCGACGATTGCGGAGTAATCGCAACCAAGGCAGATTGGTTCAAGCCAGCTCTGGATGAGATCGCGGTTCTTCATCCATGCGTCAACAAACTTCTGAATCATCGAGAACCACCGCCGAACAGTTCGACAAGCGCCGCGCGCTGGTTAGCGCCAAGCCCCTTGATGCGCCGAGATTCGGCGATACGCAGCTGCTTCATGGTCTGCTGCGTGCGGGCGAATCCGTAGCCCGGTGCAGCCTTTATGAGCGTGAAAACCTTCATCCGCGAAACGGTTTCGTCTTCGAGCGCCATGTTGAGAACGTCAACGACGCTGTAAGAGCCGTCGGCAACACTCTTCAGGATTGCAGCCCTGCGCTGGCGCGCAGCCTGGGCCTTTTCGAGGTTTTCGCGGCGCTGCTCAGTTGTCAGATTCGGAATCATCTTCGTAGCCTTCCTTCTCATAGGTGATGTACTCGGTTCCGTGCGTCAGAGTGACGGGCGGCGTGTAGTCCTTCAGGGCATCGTCAACGCTCTGCGTCATGAGCTTGCGTTTGATCCGTGCCCAGTCATCGTCGTTAAGCTCAATGGTCTTCATCGCACCTCATTTCTTCGTGACGCGGTAGGTGCCGGAAACCCGAATCGCCTTCAGTGACTTCAAGACGTGCTCCGCGTGCTCCTTGCCAACGATGGTCAGCGTTTGGGCGGGAATCGTGATCTCGTAGACCGTCTGCGCTTCCTGCTTCTCGCGCTCCCACATCCGCTTTAGGGCGGCTTCGGTCTTAGCTAACGTCGCTTGCATTTCCTTACTCAGCTTCGAAGTGTCCGGCCTGAAATCGAACGTTTGCGGCTCCACTGGCACCCTCCCTTCTCACGATTGCCTGATAATTACTTCTTATCTGGCACTGGCGGTCTTAACCCGTGCCGAAAGCGGCGGTTTATCTCGCGTTTCGTCCTCGGTTGCCGCGATGCCCGAAAACGGCGTTTTGGTTCACCTTTGGCACACCTCGTGACGCTTGGATGCTTCGATTGCGGCGCAAATAAGAGTTGGCCAAGGGAAGACAGCAAAGCTGCCATTTGGAAGCCTGACAATCGGTGCGCCAGTTGCCACGTGATGGGAAACCTCAAATCGCCCTTCTACGCCATCCATAGTCGCGGTGCCGCATGCTTCACGGAAAACAAGCGTTTGAGCCGATGAATCAATGACGTTCACATTAACCAATACGTTTTCAACACTTTCAGAAGCGTTCATGTGTAACCCCTTCCTCTTATCCATTCGAAGCGCGGCGCTTCGCTTCACTGAAGAGCTGAGCCGCCGCCGCATCGCGTCCGGGCATCAGGTGGCCGTAGATACGAAGCGTCGTTGCTTCGTCCGCGTGCCCCATGCGCTCAGATAGCGTCTTCAAGTCGCATCCGTTGGCGATGAGCCAAGAAGCGTGCGTGTGCCGCAAGCTGTGAAACGTGATCTCTCGCGGCAGTCCGCACTCGTCGCGTATGCGGCTGAAAGCCCGTGAAATCGTCGTAGGCCGCATATATGAGCCGTCTAGCGTCACCAGTGGGCAATCTGCGCCCAAACGCCCCAGAACGGCGCTCTGAAGCTTCGTGAAGGCATCAATGACCGCTATATCGTCTCGCGTAAGCGCGATGTTGCGGCACTTGCGGCCTTTGGTGACGTTTCGGCGATAAGGCTTCTCGCCCTTGCCCTCAATGACGTTACCGCCGACATGGACGTAAGACAGGGCGCGCTTAACGTCGATGCGCTGCACAGCGCAGACCTCGCCAACGCGCATGCCGGTAACGAGCGACAGCCACGAAGCGAAAGCGTAGACGGCAGCGCGGTAATCGGCCTTCGTCTCAATCTCCTTGCTAAGCGCACCCTCTAGCTTCTCGTCGAAGCCCTCGAAATCCCATTCGGTGAGCGCCGAAGCTTCGTGCCGTTCCGGCGACGGTTTGGCGACGTACACCAGCGGGTTAGCGTCGCAAATGCCAGCGTCTACGAAGTGGTTATAAGCGCCGCGCAAGAAGTTGTGGACGTTGATAACGCTATTGCGGCAAAGACCTTGCCCGCCTTCGTCCTTAGTCATGAGCAAGCGTTGCTCAAAGCGGTTGAAGTCCATAACGCCAAGATCGCGTGCGTTTGCGGTCTTCAGGTAACGTGCGACGTAGCGGCAGAACAGCCGATAGCTCTTAATGCTGTTCGGGCTTGCGCCGTTGCGCTTACGCAGTTGCACGTAGTCTTCGAGCAAATCGGTCAAGCGGGCGCTTCTAACCGTTCCGTCAGCCGTCACGTAAGCCGCCCACGTCTCAGCGAGGTCTTGCGCTTCCTCTTCGGTAGCCGCATTCGGAAACCGCTTATAAGGGCGAATCGCCTTGCCGTCGATACTGCGCCCAAGGTACAACCGGCACTCGAAAACGCCATCTGCACCGCGCTTGACCTTAACGCCCATCATGACCACTCGCGGTTTCCGCGAATCCTCGAAGGGCAGTCATCGTCGGGGCAGTCCGCGCAATCCAACGGCTCTTTCCTGATGTTGAACTCAACGATTCGATACTTCAGAGAGAACCGGATGAGCAACAGCAGGGCATGAACAAGCGAGTTGGTAAATTGATCGTCCCAGAACGGGCAAATCCCGCTCATGGCACCGCGAACCTCGTACTTGCCGCCCATGCTAGTCACCGGCCTTCTTGAAGGCTCGAAGCACGCATACCATCGCAAAGACGATGAAGAGCGCATAGGCGAGAAGCCCGAACCCAGCGCCGAAGAACACCCCAACGGCGATGCTCACGACGATGGAAAGCACGGCGAACAGCACGATGGCAAAGCACCCGAAAGCGACCCTATCGGTTATGTTGTCCATGAGAAACCTCCTAAAACATAAGCGGCGCAAGCACTAGGAACACAAGGAAAAGGGCGAGCGCCACAAGCTGCTGATAAGCCCAGTTGCAGACCGCCCAGAAAGCAGCCACCGTCGCGGCAGCAGCAAGCGCACATAGCGCGATCCGGTAGCGCTTCACTGCTTGCCTCTAATCATCCATTCGCAAACCCACCTGTAGAACGCCCGTAGAAACGGCCGAACGTTCGTGTCATCAGCCCAACCTGCAATGCCAATGAATCCGTCTTCGTTGAAAGAAATCGCTTCTCGGCCTTGGAAGTAGAAGCCGCTCACGCGCAGGAAGGCGCTTTTGATGCCCTCGCCGCCTTCGGAAAGGTTGATTTGCGGCTGGTACTTCTTGCGGTATGACGGGCGCATGTCCATGTGGTGCCCGTCGAGCTCGTGCCGCGCGTACTCGACTGCAAGGAATCCTTCGAGAGCGCGAATGTCGTTCCAAGTGATCTGCTCGTATGAGAGCTTGCTTGCGAACAGCTCGCGCGCTTCGTCTCGCGTTGTCGGTGTCATCATGCCTTCACCCCCAATTCGCCCGATTGTTGAAAAATCTGTTGAAAACATGCGCAAAACCGTTCTGCCGCCGTTCGAATGAGCCGCGCAAAACAAGACCGCAAAGAGAGGAAGCAAGAGAAGAAACCTTGCTTGTAGAGTTGACTAACAAGCAAGTACGGTGGGTTTTGGTTTTGGTTCAAGGAACCAAAACCCACCTTGTCTTGTTTTGTATTGTTTTGTTTTATGGTTAGGCGACCATTTGCGAGTGGGTTTAGCAAACCTAAAACCAGCGGTTTTGCATTTGGTTTGCAAGTCATGTCTTTACACCTCCTGACCTGCCGAATCGTTGTTCTTTGAGTTCTTGCGTGGTCTTCCGCCCTTGCGACCGTTTGCGCGTTGGCGACCGAAATAGAGCGCATTTTTGAGCATCCGAAAGTTCGTCAAGAAGCCGTCTGCGTCCCGTTCGAGAAGCCCTATATCTAGAAGCTCTGAAACGTAGTCCCGGCACCCCTCGATAGCCACGTACTCATCGAACGCGCCAGACTGTCCGAAGCCCAGAACGCCCGCGAGAATAAGCGCGTCTTCCTCCGTCTCGAAAGCGATGCGGTGACCCTTGGTCGCCGCCAGATACTCGCAGAGCCGCCACCATCGCCCGTAGCCGTCATATCCCCGGCGATGAATGAGCCGCTGGCACTTCACGTCTTGCGAGGCGTTGGAATCGTGCGAGAAGAAGGCCATAGGCTCTTGCGCGGCGGTCGTTTCCTCCCTGGTTGGCATGTAGTCACCCCCTATCGCTCTCCTAATCGCCCTGAGCCGCCCGAAAGCCCCTAGGGCACCCGATGAACACGCAATGCTCGACCTGCCCGCAGTTCGTCCAGATCTCGCGCCCGCGGAACGCGCAGCACGTCTTGTCGTGCCAACGCTTGACCACAAACGGGCATCCTTCCGGCTCGGGCATCGGCGGTTCGCCGAAATCGAGCGGCAAGGCTTCCTGCGCGCTATTCCGTCTCATCGTTCGAAATGTCGTAGGCGATAGAGCTGCCAACGTAGGTGAGCAGCTTCTGCATGTTCTTAACGGCGCTAGGCTCGGGCTTCGCGTCCTCTTCAAGCAGCGTGTCGACCCATGCGAGGGTGCCGCGAATGATCGCGAGCGTTGAGGACATGTCGATATCGAACGCTTCGCCGGTCTTCTGGTTAAGGAGCGTCATGCTCCCGTTCAGTGCGAACGTTTCTGCGCCGACCTTGGCGATGGTGCTCGTGATTTCCTTACGCTTCATCTTTCTTCTCCTTGTCGAACATGGACGCTCTAAGCTCGATGCGCATCTCCGGGTGCCGCTCTAGCAGCCATCGCGCGAGCAAAGAGCTGTCGCTGTTGTTGATTCCGTAGGTGTGTTCGTTGCCCTGATCGTCAACGAAGGGAACGCCAACGAGCTTCACGGTGCCTTCGTAGCGCTGCTTCTCGATGAGGTACTTAGTTGAGACGCGAATCCCGCGAGCGTCGATTGCGAGCGCCGTAAGCTCAATCTCGCGCAGCGCCTTCGGGTTCTTCTCGCACCACTCCTCGAACAGGTAGCGCCTGTCGACGACCTTCAGCGGCATCGAGCAGACGCGCTGGCGCTCTTCGCGCATGACGGCTTCGAGCGGGCGCGTGTAGTTATCGGTGTCCATGCGGGCACCTCGCTTCGCGGCTCATGATACGGCGCAAGGCCGCTTCTGCTTCCGCCTTGCTCGCCGATGGTGCAACGGGTAGCATCTGGCGACGGTAGACCCTGCCGATGCCCCGGTTTTCGGGCGTGCTCGCGTCTTCCTCTATGCGCGCCATCCAGAAGCCCGCATTGTCGCGGTAGACTTCGGCCTTCATGACCACATCACGCGCCACAAGACGCGACCAACCACGATGTAAAGCGGGATGAGAAGCCACCAGCCCACGCTTTCGCATAGCCAGAGCAGCGCGTTGCACGCGAGCGCCGGGATGATTCCCGACATGGTGAGAGCCGCGAGCGCATACAATCCCCAGCGCTTCCAGCGCGGCATGCTCGCTATACTGTCTTCTGTCAATTGGTAAGCCCCATTTGACGCGCCCGTTCGGTGCTGCAACACCGGGCGGGCATCTTTCTTCGCAGCAACCACGCGATAACGAGAGCCGCAATCTCGCGGTAGAACTGACGTTGCGCGGCATCTAGGCCGCACGGTTCGTGCATCCGTAAAACCACCCCCAAAACCACCGGTTCTAATGTCGGTTTTCATTCTTGGAAACCTCCGTTTTCCTGACGGGTTCCGCAATGCTCTTTCCCATCCAGAAGCCCAGCGCGCCGATCCCGAAGAGCCAGACAATGAACGTCGGAACGCCCATCGGGCTTAGCAGGGCAATGACGATAAGAGCGATGCCAAGAGCGAGCATTAGGCCGTCTCCTTCCACCCCATAAGCTCGTTAGGGCTTTTGCGCACGACGCGACAGATAGCAACGATCTTGTCAGCGCCCGGCGTATAGCCCTCTCCGCTCTCGTACTTCACGATTGCGTCTTTGGACACGCCGACAGCCTTAGCAAGCTCTTCCTGCGACATGTCGAGCGCCGCGCGGGCGGCTCGAAGATTCGCAGCGAAGACTTCCTTATTGAATCCCATGGTTGTTCACCTCCTTCATCAATAAGTGCTAACCACGTTAGCAACTGTAACGGAACAATAGATAAGCAGGGTAGCTATGTCAAGTGAAAACAAACAATTTCGTTGTGAATTAGCTAACTACGTTGTACTATGCACTTGTACGAATAGCGAAGGAGGGTAGCGGTGAACGTCCAACTAATGAGGTTGCGCAAAGCGGCAGGCTACTCAAACAGGGATGATTTCGCGAAAAAGATTGGTGTAAACAAATACACCTATCGTTCTTGGGAATCTGGCGCGGCAATGATGAACGCTGAACAGGTATGGAATTGTGCCGTTGCCCTAGGCTGCACGCCAAACGACATTCTCGGATGGTACGAAGACCACCCGCGAGAAGGCAGCGGCGAGCGCTTAACGTCTGAAGAGCGCGAAATAGTAGGTTGTTACCGAGAAAGCACGCCGCAATGGCGGCAGAACATAGCCATGACAGCCCGCGCAGCAGCGGGTGAATCTAAAGAGACTGCCAAACGTGATCTACCTGCAACCGAAGAGCGGGCGGCGATATAGATGAAGACGCTGTGGCAATCACTAAAATCGTTGTATGGAGTAGTTAGTTTTCTCACGCTGATAATCGGCTCGTTCGGAGCGTTCGGTATTAGCGTGGTTATACCATCTGCTCCGCCGTGGGTTTCAGCGGTCATCTTTGCAGTTTCGTTCATAGCAGGGTTTCTGTATGGCAGCTTAGGCGCTGACAGAAGAGCCGAGATTGAAACGAAGAAGGCTTATGAAACAGAACGCGCAAGGGTCGAGACTGAAGCGGCAGAGAGAAGGCGCGACCTCGCATCCGCTGCTGAAGCTGATAGAAAAGCCCGTGACGCTCGAAATAACCAGTCCTTCAGGGACGCTATAAAGTGTCTCGATTTTGACAGCAAGGTTCTTCTTTGGCACGTCTACTCAAACGGAGACTACAAGGTTGAATCCGGTACGTGTCTTCAGGACATTTGCGACATATTGGAAGAACTAATTGATGCTGAATATATCGAAACAGAAACGGTTGATTTCGGAGTTACCGCATATCGAGCAACCGACGAGACAAGAGGTTATATAGAGCGCAACGAAGACCTATTTAGAAACGCAAGGAAGAGAGACGAAGGCGATTTGATACGTAGGATGTTCTGAAACAGAAAAAAGCCCCACGCGGCTTAACTTGGCGGTTGCGCGCGGGGCATGGTCGAATTGAGCACTTTGCGGTGCTCGCTTCAAGAGGTGATTCTAGCATGGTCAAGAACCGAGCTGCCATATATGCGCGCTTTAGCTCGCACAATCAGCGCTCAGAGAGCATCGAGATACAAGTTGAGAACTCGCGCGCGTTCTGCGAGCGCGAGGGATTGCAGGTTGTGCACGAATACTGCGACTACGCGCAGACGGGGCGCAACATCGACCGCGCCGAGTTTCAGCGGATGATGAGCGATGCCCGACACGGGCTATTTGATTATGTAGTGATCTACAAAGTAACGCGCATCATGCGCAACCGCGATGAAATGTCACTGGCGCGAATCATGCTCCGCAAGGCTGGCGTAGAAATCCTATACGCTGGCGAAGACATTTCCAGCGGGTCAAGCGGCGTTTTGCAGCTAGGCATGCTTGAAGTTCTCGCTGAATATGAGAGCGCGCTAGACAGCGAGCGCATAAAAGACGGAATCCAGAAGAACGCGCAGCGGTGCATGGCAAACGGTCGCACTCTGTACGGGTGGGATATCGTAGAAGGCCGCTACGTCATCAACGAGCGCGAAGCGTCCGTGCTTCGCAAGATGAAGAACATGCTGTTTTCCGGTAGTTCTGTAGCCGATATCGTGCGCGCCGTGAGCACCGAGCGAAGCAAGCGCGGAGCAAAGTTCAATCAGGATACCGTCACAAAGCTATTGAAGCGCGTGCAGAATGCGGGTGTCTACAAATACGCGGGGCACGAGATCGAAGACGGTAGGCCCGCCATATGGACGCAAGACGAACAAGACATGATTAACAACATACTTGGCGACCGGCACAGGCCGCGCCGCAAGGTCAACTCAACCCTAGAGTTTCCATTGTCCGGTAAGCTCTACTGTTCTAAGTGCGGCGCACCAATGGCGGGCACAAGCGGCACATCGTGCACGGGTGCAACGTATCACTACTACAAGTGCCGCAAGTGCCGCCGAACCGTGCGGCGTGATCTCATAGAAGACGTTGTTTGCGACATGACCTTGCAAGCCGTTGCGCGCGAAGACGTTAGGCGGCGCATAGCAAGCGGGATGGTTGAGTTTCAGGAAGAGCAACCGAAGGAACAATCAAGAAGCTATGCGATAAAGAAAGAGCTGAAGAGGATTGACCGCACCTTTGAACGAATCTGGCAAGCCATAGAAGACGGGATAGCTCCACCCGGCGGAAGAGAGCGAACCGAAGAGCTGAAGCAGCGCAAAAGCGAGCTTGAAGCGGAGCTGCGCATAGCCGAGCGGGAAGAAGCGTTTAACATCGGCGTTGACGAACTCATGCTGTGGCTCGATGATGCGGCGGAAAACCTAACGCCCGAAGTGATCTTAAACTCATTTGTTCGATTCGCGGAAATCGACGGGAAGACGCTTAACGTTTACTTCGCGTTCGACCACTACGGAAACGATTTCAGCCCGAAAAAGAAAAAAGCCGAACCATGCCCCGAAGGGCATAGTTCGACCAATTCTTGCATGGTGGAGGTGCGGAGAATCGAACTCCGGTCCAAAGCAAGCCCCTGACAGGTGTCTCCAGGCTCAGTGGCCGGTTGGGTCTCGGACGCCGCGCACCCGGTCACCCGCGCTTGGCGTCCCAGCCGGTTCGGCCTTTGCGCGCGGCATACCGACTACGTCCGCGCGCGCATCTCCCTGAGATGACGTCGCCCCGGGAACGGGAGCAATCCCCGGTTTGACGCGCCGCTATCTAATTAAGCAGCGAGA